CGTCAATATCCAAATACTCTTGGATTGTTCTAACCGTATGCGTACCTGCATTAGAAGGTAAGGTAGCAATAGAGTTAGCACCAACGCCAGTGGTGGATTTAGCTGTTAAATCAAAAGTAGCCATGTTTATATCCTCCCTTAACCTGCGTTATATTTAGCAGTTACGATAGCTTCAGGACGAAGTATCTTCCTACCGTATAAGTGCATGCCGCGAACAATGTCTGCAAATGAGTCAGGGTCACGATATGTTTCAGTTTTGCTGAGTTGTTCAGCCGTTGCAACAGCAGAGCCATGTCCTGCAACAATTACACCAAAGTTGGAGTTCTGGTTGGCAGTACCAGAAGTACCTGCACCAGTTCCTACTGATGGTAAATTGCTTGAAACATAAAGTCTGAATCCTGCAAGGTTGTTAAGAACAAGACCGTTTTGCAACTTTCCTGCTCCACCAAAATCAGCGTTCATTAGCTTGGAGTTTTCGTCACCAAGTAGTTCCATAAACACAGGGTCTACTACTAGCCACCTGTCTTGTGTATCTACTTGCTGTTGATTTAACAACCTAGCCATACGATTAACAACAACCATAGGTGTAACAGAAGCAGTACCTACAGAGGTAGCTCCACCTGTTAGATTAACTACAGGAATAGAATGGTCTCCTGCAGAGGATGTTGTGATACTTCCAAATGAATCTTTACGAAGTTTCATAGAAGTTAGAAGTTCATCTGAACCTGCTGTTGACACTGCTTTGCTACCGTTAACTTGGTCATTAACAGTACCTGCGACAGAGTTTAATGAAGACTGCTTATAACCTGCCAAATAACCTAGAACTTCTTGGTCGTATTGGTCAGCTAAACGATATGCAGCCCTGCTTGTAGCAAGCTCCATAAAGTTTACATGAGAATGAGCTTCTTCAATATCGTCCATCTTAAAGGCATAGTAGTTAGCCTTATCGACAACAAGTTGAAAATCCTCATCATCAAGGTCTTGAGCAGTTACTTGAGTACCTCTAGCGTACTCTTTAACTGAGATTTCAGGTTCTTTGATAATCCTGACAGTATCGCCCTGTCCAGAAATCTCCCCAAAATAATCAGAGTTAGTTATATCTCCAACAACAGTAGACTTACGGAATGCAAGCTGTACCTGTTTGGAGTAGATTACTGGCGAAAAATTACCGTTAGGTAAATTGCCGTAACCTGACGTAGTTTGAAAAGCCATAATAAATCCTCCTTTTTTGAATTAATATGAATGGCAAAATAGCAAACATATGTGTAAAGAGAGGCTGTATTATTTAAGGTGCATGATGTATTGTGATTGTACGGTCACGTTACATATGGGCTTATTTATACAGGTAGTCTTACTTATTACTCTGTTTGTATATATAGTTATATCTGATTTTATTTAAATGTCAACACTTTTTATCGTGCTGCACCAGATATATCGTACACGAACTTCCCACTACGAATGGCTTCCATTATACTGTCGGAGTTTTTTTCGTATTCTTGTGCGGACATTCGATTGACTTGTGACTCTTTAAGGTAGGATGCAGTTTCATCGGCTTGCGGAGTCGAGCGTGAACGACTAGGACGTATTGCAGAAGCAGCTTCCTTGTCGCTATTCTTTTTACTAGGTGTGCTTGTTATATTTTTATCAACTTTATATAAATCAATAACTCTAGCTGCTGACCTAGCATCATCAGGATTTTCATATAGAGCATCTTGAACCCATTTAGGTTGTTCTTCAGCCCAATCGTGAAACTCATCTGATTCTCTTATTTTATCAAAATCAGGGTGCAAAGCCATTAACTCTGCTTCAGCTTTCTCTTTCTTAGCTGATTCCCTTAGTGTTTCTATTTCAGTTAATCTTTTATCTATTTCAGCAGAAGATTCTCTAGCTTTTTTAGATGCTATAGTTTCTACTATACCTGCTACATCAGGATATTCTTTAGCCCATGCATCTATCTCTTCTTCTGTTTTAGGTAATATTAACTCATTTTTAGTAGCTTTAGTTAACTGAGCTTCTAACTTTTCTATTCTAGAAGTCCAATCCTTTTCCTTTGAAGCAAGATGTTTTCGTAAATCGCCATATCTCTTCTTAAAAGATTGTTCTTCTTTTCCGACAGCCTCTCCTGATACATCATCTTTCTTGTCTGTTTCTCCAGACGATGCATCTTTGCTATCTTCAGTTCCTTCTTGAACCCCATTTCCTTCTTTCTCGGCAAGGAGTTCTTTAAGTTCCTGTTCGTCTTTTTTAATTCTGTCTTTATTGCCTGTCCTTACTCGTTTTGCAACTACAGATTCTACTGGTTTTACTTCATCTAATTCTGGCATTTTAATTCCTTTCTTGGGGTCAATTCTGTTGAGTAGCCAATCAGGTTGTATGTGTTATTATTTATTTTATTTTTTGTCCTAGACTTTTTCGTTTAGCTCTAGGTTTGCGTTTTGGTTTTGTTACTAATGCACCTTTGTTTCCTACAAAGTAATCTGATGAATCTACTCCTTCCTTACCCTTGAATGCTTTATTTTTATCTGCTAATTCTTCTGCTGCTGTTTTAGCATCCTCTGTGTAAGCAACTTTACCTTCTTTATCTCTATATACTGTACCTGTACCTTCACTAAAATCATCTTTATCCTTTGCTGCTCTAGCACTTAAATCTATGGTATCTATATACCCTGAATCTGTTTTTCTTTGTGTGGTATAAGGTTTATCTCTTTCAGATATTTTACCTTTAAATGCAGAACTTGTTGCAGGATAATCTTTAGTAGGGTCAAACTTTTTTGAGCTTCTTGTAAATAAAGACATTGGATTTGTTAGTGCATCAATTATAGTGCCTTGAGGTGCAGGATTATCTAGTATATTATTAATTCTTTCTCTATCTTCTGCAGTTAAAGACTCTATTCCTTTTATCATACTTTTAGCTTCAAGGTCACCTAAAGACAGCCTCTGTGCAAAACTTAACGATTTATAATCATCTGCTCTATCTCCAATATCTAACCTTCTTATAGCATCATCTTGTGCTGCTGCTGCAGCTTCTCTAACTTCTTTTGCTCTATCAAACGAATCTTGACCACTCTTATCATCTTTTTTAGGTTTTGGTGTAGCTTTTTCTAAGTCGGTTTCTGGTAGAGCAGCTACATTAGGGTCAGCTTGTGCATGACCAAATTGAACCATTAACTTTTGACCTTCAGGAGAAGATGCTTTAACAAAACCGGGAGGTGCTCCATACAAAGGATTGCCATCTGGTCCAACAAGTATAGATTGTAATACACCATTTTGATTTATATATTGTACAGTCTTAGGTACAGAACTACCGCCTACATTAACGGCTTGCGTAAAAGCTTGATTACTAGGTGGTTGAATAGGTGCTTTATATCCTGTATTAGCAGACGAGGTAGTTACAGATGCAGCAGCTTGTGCTGCTTCTTGTGCAGCTTGTTGTTCTGCAGTCATATTACCACTACCGACAGTTAAACCTGTGTTAGCTTTAACTACACCGCCATCTTTCATGGTATCTAAATCAAAATCAATTATACCTCTATCTTTATTTCCTTGTTGATATAATTGTTTACCTATATAAATAACTTCTTCCCAACTTAAATCAGGATAGTTACTTTTTATACTTCTAAATAAAGGCAATAATTTACCACCACTTAAACCGTCTTTAGCTAATGCACCACCTGCAGCTTTCATAGGCTCTCCTTCAGGCACAGGTTCACCGCCTATGCGTCCTTCTGCTTCCATTCTAGCTAATTCCATTTTAGCGTCCATACGCAAATCTTCAAAAAACTTCATGCCGTAAAATCTTAAAACATCTGCAGGTACTACGTACTCACCTTCACTTAACATAGCAGGTACATCATCTCGCACCTCTTCCGCTAATGAACCAGTAGGAACATCGTTACCACTAACAGGGTCTTTGTCCATGCCATCGTCCATAAATACCATTTGCATTTGTCTTTCCATTTTTACATCTCCACCTTTTGAATGTCCTTTGCCTAGCATTTTAAAAGTACCAATACGTAGACCTATAGTTAAAATTTTATCGTCGGGGTTTTTTACTGTACCACCGTCAATGTATATTAATTCATCTTTTGCACTGTCGTAGTACGCTAGTACATTAGGGTTTGCTTTACTGTAACCTAGTCTAAATATACTGCCACCTCCAGAAAAATTAGAAGGCATATTTGTAGCAGCTTTTTCATATTTTTTATTTAACTTACGTTGTTTATACATATTTTTAATTTTATCTATGTTTTTTGATATAAAATTTTTAGATTTAATTGGTGTGTATTTTTTAACAGGAACATTCTGAGCATCATCTGTAATTCCACCTTCAGGATTTTCATCTTGTAATCTGTCTAACGCCATCATTTTAAGAACAGGACCAACTTTATCTGCTCTGTCTGTGTATTTTTTTAAATCTTTTTCTGTTACTTTTTTACCAGAGTCTGCAAACTTTCTACCTACAAATCTTTCATTATAAGTTTGAGCGTAAGGTAGACCTAATCTTTTAGAATCATTTAATTCTGTCAATACTTCTATATCTAATTCGCTATATAAATCGTTTACAAATAAAAACTTTGCTGCTGCTTCCATTTCTTCTTTAGAAAAATTAAATTCTTCCATTCCTCGTTTAATAAAAGCATCTTGAGTACCAAAATAATTTCTTAATATATTTAATCCTCTGTGAATAGCTTCATGTTCAAATGTAGGATTCTTAGCTACAGCAGATTCTTGTAGTCCATAGTCAGCTAAAGCACCTTCTCTAACATCGGATATAGACATTCTATCTGTTTTTTTATTGTATGCTCCTGCATATCCTTTTGTTGGACCTGATATAGCGTTAATAGTAGGTTGGTCGTAAAGAGTATTTGAAAAAAGAATATCATAGTTTTTTACGTTGTGTCCTAGTCTACCTATAGGATTAATAAATTCAGGTAAAATTTCCATATCAAATTCAGTATCACCTAAACTTGTATCAGGTTTTGGTTTTTGTTTAGAAGCTAACAAATCTTTTGTTTGTTGATTTAAATTTTTAGGACGAGGCAAAGGTGGTGATGAACTTCTTACTGAACCAGTTAAAAAGTCAGGTCTTTTTAAAGGTGGACTAGAAGACTGTACTGCACCACCTACATTTAATACATTGCCACCTCCAGAAAACTTACGCCTTTTAGATGTTTCTGGCATATTTTGTGCATCATCTTTTATGCCACCTGTAGGATTTTCATCAGTAAGTCTATCCATAGCTGCTTTTTCTAATATGGGCAGTACTTTATATCCCTTACTTAATATTTTTTCCATATCACTATCACTTAAATGCAGCCAAAATCTAGAACGAAAACCCTCTATACCGTAGGGATAATTCTGCTTACTAGGATTAGTATCTCCATCTTGCATTGCTCTATTACTATCGTTTATTTCCGATATAACTTCAACATATGGATTTCCTGCTCTTCCTGCTCTATTTTTCTGGTATTGCTCTGGATTAGATTGAAAACTATTAGCTTTTTCTAAAAACTCCCATGTATCTTTGCCGTACTTTTTAGTAAAAGAAGGTACATTATCTTTGTAATAATTATAAAGAATATTTAATCCTCTATGAATAGCTTCATGTTCGAATATAGAATTTTTAGGATTAGCCGTATACAATTTTTTCCAAAACGATGGTACTTTATCTATGTCTCTAACATCTTTAACAACTATAGGTTTTTTAGAATTATAATCAAAATAACCTAGTGAATTTCCTACTTCTTTAGGTTCATCATAAAACTTAACAGAATATTTTTTAGCATTATGACCTAACCTACCTATAGGACTTAAAAATTCAGGTAAAATTTCCATATCAAATTCAGTATCACCTAAACTTGTATGTGATAATGCATTATTTAAAATGTCAGGTCTTTCTAAAGGTGGACTAGAAGACTGTACTGCTCCTGATTTAGTTTGAGCCATTTACTTTTTCCTTTAAATGTAATAAACGTCTTAATGCTAGTATATTACCTTGCAGTCGATAAAAAGAAGGTGCATCATTAGCTTGTTCTAATGACTTTTGATATTGATTTATTTCTGATTTAATCTCGCCTACAAAACATTCGTATACTTCTTTGTCATTAACAAATGTACTCAATCGTTTAATATTATGCTGCATTATTACCTGTAAATCCTTGTTCATTAGGAGCAGGTGCTATGCCTGTGCCTATTGTTCCACCACCTGCACCTGTTGTATCTGTAGGAGATGCACCTGCAACTTCAGGCTGTGGTTGCCCTTGACCACCTTCTTCAGGCATTTGAGGCATAGGAACTGGATTAGGCTGCTGAAACTTTTTAAGTATTTCAGCTTGTACTGCAGCATCCTGTAAACTGTTAGTAATCTTATCGGGGTCTAAATCCATAGCTTTAGCTATTTCTCGTATAATGTAATCCATCTTAGCAAATGGAGCTAATACTGGGTTACTCGCTACTTGCAAGAATTGCATTAATCTTTGACTACGTACTTCTGTAGCCATTAGACTTTGTGTACCTTGAGCTTTAACTTCTAAGTCACCTTTTATAGTTTCATCAAAGTCAAACTGCATATTAAAACTAAAAAATGCTTTACCCATTGGAGCAACTAAGTAATCATCTACATTTTTAACGACACTTCTAATAGAACCGTTAGCTGCATTCATAAGCATAGATATACCTGAAGCTGTTCGCCCTACACCTTGTATGCCTGTTTGACCGTGAGCAAAAGAAGGAAACCCTGAACTTTCATCAGCTAACACTCTAGCTTTGTCAAAAAGTTGCATATTCTCCCCTGCTACATTCGGAAACTTAGTTCCAAACAATGCTTGACCGGGAGCACCCCCTTGTCTTCTAAAGACTTTTCCGGGGTACACCGTCATATCTTGACCGGGAACCAAATTAGTTTCATCTACCTCAATTATAAGATTACCTGAAAGTGCAGCATTATCAATAGCCATTCGCATAAAACCATTCATTAATGTCTGTGTATCGTCCATATTTTCAGCTATACCTACACCAAAGAAACTATACGGATTAAGTTCATAAGGTACAGCATAATACGGTATACGCACAGGTTTAAACGGATTAAGAACAAGTCTTAATATTTGGTCATTGCATATCCACGCATTTATACTTATTTGGTCTAAGTCTTGTAAATCTTTAGGTATTTTAATACCGTTTTCTTCTAATATATCAGTGTCTACGTATCCCCAAAACTCTAATATTTCATATCTTTCTGGACGATAGTTACTAGAGTTATCTTCCATACTATCTTCCCAATACTTTCTAGTGTAAGACTCACCCATTTCTATAGACATTTCTATGGCTTCTGAATTAAAATAAGGTCTACTTTTTAATGCTCTTAATTGAGATTTAGACATTTTATGACGTTCAATAACGTACTCAGCTTCATCCATGTTAGCTGCATCAGGGTCAGGATAAAAATTCCAAATAGATACATGGCTAGTAGAAGGCACAGTTTTAACTAAAGGGTCATATTCTCCATTTTCATTCCAATTAGGATATTCTTTATCTGTAGCAAATGGACCTTTCATTACACCTGTGCCAAATAATGCCATTTCAAAAGCTAAAGACCGTAATTGTTTATTAGCTCCTGACTCTTCTAGTTGGTCATGTATTTTCTTTTCCATCTTTTTAGCTGCTACCATAGCAGGATGAAAGGATACACTACTTTGTGTACCCCCTGCACCTTCTATAACTTTATCTGAAACTGGCGAAAGTTTATCTTTTAATGGTCCTAATCTACTTTCTAAATCATCTGCAGTTTCACCTGCTTTTAATTCTGTGTCAGGACCAAATAAATAAGATGTATTAGTAGGTTTTTCAAAAGAAGTTTTTAACTCGTTTAAACCTTTTTCTGCATTAGGGTCTATGTTAATATGTACAGAGTCAGCTACACCGTCAGGTAACGTAGTTGGGTCTATAGTTAAAGGAAACTTAGTTGTGCCAAATAACACTTCTATAATTTGTCCGTAAGCAGCTAAAGTTTTAGTTTTAGTTACTTTAACAAATACCCTAGATTTTTCGGTTTCAGTAAATTGTACATCTGAACTATACAAACCTCTATAGTTTTTATACGCTTTAAGCCATCGTTCTTCATCAGATAAGCGAGCATCTTCTGCTCTTTTAAATTTACCAGTTACATAATTAATAACTTTATTGTCTGATTCAATTAAATTTTCAGATTCTGTAGATACTACATCATCTGTGTCAAACATTACTTCATCTTCTATTGCCATATTTAATATCCAAAATTAGGGTCTGCTACTTGAAATCCTGTTCGTGTAGTCATAGGATTATAATCAAACAGACTGCTTCTAGGTCTCGTCATAATACCGTAACGTAATGCATCGTATAGATGGTCTTCTGCTTTAGTGTCTACGTCTTCGGGGTTTCTTTTGTCCAGAGGTAATGCAGGAAGTTGAGAGATAAGATTTGTGCAGTTATTAAAGAATACCAAACGAGGTTCTTCTGTAAACTCATCAACTTGCAAACGTCTGTGTAATTCATTTTTTCCTGCAACTCTACTTCCTTTACTTCTATCTGAGGGTCTCCATCTACAGCCTTTTTGTATCATTTGTTCTGCCAAAGATGGACCAGTATCCCCACGTTTATGCCACAAGCTGCTATCAAGAACACCGTAAGAAATAGTTCCGTCATCTTGTTCAGCCTCTAGTATCATATCAGCTAAATCTGTAGCTAATACTTTTTTAACGTATAACTCTCTGTACACTATTAACTGTTCATCTGGACTTACAACAAACCACACCACGCCACTGTAGCTTCCGTACCCATAGTCACAAGCCCTAAATTTCTTCCAACTGTGGGGAATATCGAATGGTTGAATAACATGTATACTTCTGTCAAACTCAGAAAATGCTGCACCTTCATTAACATCCCAATCTCCTTCTAAAAGTTGTCTACGTTGATGTTCAGGTAAGGACAATAACATTGTCTCATATTCTCCTGAATCAGCTAAGTAAGGATTATCTAATAATCTTGCAGGAATAAATCTGCGTTTAAATAATGTTTGTCCTTCCTTACTGTGACCTTTAGGATATATTAATTTAGTGCCTGTGTCAATGTCTGTTGCATCAAAAGCTGTATTATATGGAGCAGGGTCTATAAACATTTTTTTAACCCACTGATGTCCTGCACCGCCGGGGTTAGTTGTGGCTCTCATATATATAGGTAAGTCTGGAGCAGGTGTACGCAAACGAGAGCGTAAATAATTCCAAGCAAAAGGGGTAGCCCATTGTGTAAGTTCATCAAATCCAATCCAACTAAACGCTAAACCTTGATACCTCAGTACATCTTCTTCTCTATCTAGGTATGAAAACCATATCCTGCCACCATTAGGAGCTATCCACTGCATCTTTCTTTCAGACCATTTAATATTAGGTATAACTTTAGGATACAGTTCTTGTGATTTCCAAACTAATTCTCTTAACTCTTCCGTAGTATGTCGTACTAACAACCCTGAAAACTGTGGGTGTGTAATATAACGTAATGGGTCTGCAAGCATCGCATAAGATTTACCGCCACCTGCACTGCCGCCATATAGTACCTCTCGTTCTGACGCAGCTAAAAAATCTGTTTGTGGACCTTTATTAGGTTCAAATATAACTTTACGACCTTGATATGGGTCTATAGGTTCTATTGCAGATATACTCGTTACTTCTTGTTCTTTTTTAACTACTGACTGTTTTTGCACCGATACTTTCTTCTTCGATTTTCTTGACCGCTGCAATCGCTTCTTCGTACCGTTTAATCCATTGGCGTTTTGTTGTAGCTGTTTTCTTACGTTTTCGCTCATGTTGTATCCTTTTACGCAAACCTACATGAGATATAGAACGGTTTGTTGTTTTACTTAACCATATAGCTACTTCTCTATAACTATATTGTTTTAAATATTTTTTAGCTTGTTCTAATGCATTCAATTCATCATCTATAGGCAGTAATATAGTATCGTCAGTAGTATTAACTTTATAACCGAAAGGAATAGTTTTAGATACTCTAGGTATAGGTCTCCACTCTATTTTTTCTTTTTGTTCAGGTTTAGGTAACTCCCAAAAACCTATACTTTCTGCTACCATATTCATTTTTTTTTATACTACTTTCGTCTAGTTTTAGTAGCAGGTTGTTTTCTTCTATTAAGAGAACGAGGCAATACTTTTAAATTACGATTACTATTATTTAAAGGATTCATATTTATATGGTCTACGTCTTTTCCATCACCTTTTCTAACTAATCCTGCTTTAGCTAATTTATACCTAGCTCTACCTCTAGCAGCTCTTTTAACTTTTTGGTCAGGTCTACTATGATATTGTATGTATTCTTTTTTATAATTTCTAGGCTTACGAGATACAGGCATTATTATTCCTCATTTTTAGGTGGTAAAATAAATAAACCACTAGGAGCAGTTACTTCCATTTTCTCTGTTTTAGCGTAGCCTGTTCTATCTAACAAGTCTTTAGCTGCTGACATTTTATCTCTTATACCTAATTCTGTAGGGTCATTTAATGCATGAGCCATAGAAAAAGCCGCTTTAGGAGCGACTCTAGCTAAATATTCTTTTGTAGCATCTGCTATTTCATCTTTCATAGAACGAATAACTTCTGTAGTTGACGTTGCATCAGAATATCCTGCAAGTTTTTTAGCTTGAACTACATCTCCTGCTGCTTGGTCAAACAACACATTTAAAAACATCTGTTGTTTATCTGTTAGATTTTTTGTCATATTTTTATAAACCTTTTAGTTTTTTTAGCAATGTTTTTAGGTTGAGAAGCATGTTGCTTGCCTTTAGCTTTAGCTTTTCGTTTAGCTCTTGTAGTTGCAGCATATTCAGCAGAAGAGAGATTTTTAATAGCTGCACTTGGAAGGTAACGCTCTCCTGTAGCTTTTGAACCTTGCGTAGAAGGTTTTCCACTTTTTGTTCTCCATTTTTGTGCAGTCCAAGATTTAAGACTTCTTTGAGATTTAGCTAATGCCATTATCTTTTCTTTTTTACAGCACCGCCTCTAGCCATGCTTTTTTTCTTCATGCCACCTTTAGCGTAGCCTTTTTTCTTCATCATAGCTCCACCTTTAGCATAACCTTTTTTCTTTTTAGATACAGGTCCACCTTTGTTCTTTTTAAGCATAGATTCTGCAGATGCTATAAGTTTTAAAAATTGTGCAGGGGTATGACCAAATGCTTCAGCTAAAGCTGCTATTTCTTCTTTTGTTAAAGTTCTACTACTTGATGTGCCTCCACCTCTAGAGTAGCCTTTTTTATTTTTAGTCATACCACCACCCTTCATGTAACCCATTTTATTTCGTGCTGCGGTTGGTAGTTTTTTTAGACCTTTTTGTTTTGCTGTTGGTTTTTTCATTGCCATATTTTTTCCCCTTGTTATAAAGATTGTCAAATACACGTTCAGTATTCCAAACGTATTCTGTGTCTAGTTTTGAATGGAACACATGTTGATTTGGTTTAAAATCTGGTGCTCCTTCTCCTGTCTCAAACCACGCAGGATGTGTTACTCGGACTCTGTTATTAGGCAACGCTACAATGTTACCTGTATACTTACCTGCGTCCATTAACTCTAGCACATGACTTTGTTTGTGCTGTGCAGGGTCATCCGCTATTTCACTGTTTGTATAGTCTACAGTAAAATAATATTTAGCAGGGTAAAACTCGCCATCAACTTTAGCTATCCAAGGTGCAGGAGTCGCTCTGTTTAAAACGTACACAGAATGGTCATGCGACATACAATCCCAAGGTTGTGCTACGTATGGTGGTAATTCTTCTGCCCATTCTTCAACAGGTGTATCACCTACCAATGCTGTAATAGGCATTCTCGCCCACATTGCTCCACCGTGTACATTTGGTTCATCTGTATCATCTGACTCACAACCAGTAAATATAACTTGAAAACTCAAACATCTATTCGGCATACTCGTTACAGCTATAACCATACAATGTAAAAACTCTCCATGATACTGTTCAAAGTTACACGTATATTCTCTTCTTACCCATGCCTTGAAGTATGGGATGTTACTCTGTAGGTACGGCACTACTTGTACCCACCACCTGCTGCTTTGTATTGTTTAGCTAACATCTGAGCTTTACGAGCAGACCATTGACCGGGAGAACCGCCTTTACCACCTTCTTTAATTCTATTAAAGATAGCTTTTCTTTTTGTAGGTTGAGTATAATTACCTGCTTTATTTACTGTAGATTTTTTTACTGCCATAATATCACCATTTTACTTTATGAGACCAATATCTTGCTGAAAATATATCTGGCTTTGCGTCTTGTGCGTCATGTCTTGCATAGTAGCTGCGTTTACGAGCTTTATCTTTAGCTGTCTTAGGGTTTTTACCTGCTCCTCGCACTCCTTGTTGACCAAATCGTATAAGTTTCATTTTATGCCCTTTTTGAGCTAAAACTATATGAGATTTAGTTGGGTGGTCAGGGGTGCGTTTAGGTTTATTTACACCTTTTAAGTTGTGTTTTTTAAGTAACGCAGCTTTTCTATTTTCGTGAGCCATTTTATTTTATACCGTGAACTCTACTGTATATTTCACTGCGTCCTAAACCTAAGTCTTGCAATTCTCTATCTGTAAATTTTTCTAACTCTTGGATTGCTCTTCTTTTAGACCTAACTTTTTCCATTTGTTTAAACCATACTTTTACTTTTCTTACGAATCTTGACATTGTACACCTCCTATGTTATTTGTACATAGAAGTTATAGCATATATAGTTATAACATACTATAGATAATAATGCAAGTCCGTTATGCAGTTGTAGTTTTAGGCACTTCAACTAGAGAAGCTATTACATGTAGTCTGTTAGCTGTACCTGCTGTAACTTTAAGTATGTCACCTGACACTAAAATTAAATCATTTGTAATTAACTCTACTGTGCCTTTAGAACCTACAGCTTTATCTTTATATATACTGTATACGTCACTGCCATTTGTCACTGTAAGAGTTATAGTATCAGCATTAGCACTATCTTCAGACACTAAAATAGAAGATACAAATGTAGTCATTAAAGAAGGACACGTATATAGTGTTGTTACGTTTGTAGTCGTTAAATCTAACTTTACATTTTTATATCTAGATGTACTAAGGACATTAGCCATGCTTACTTCTTACCAAATTTCTTTTTGTGTTCCGCTACAGTCTCTTCTTTAAAACGTGTAGTTATTTCTCTTCCGTCAAACATAAAACTGTAACGTCCTTGTTTTCTAGCATTTTTAAATGCCTTACCAAACCTAGATAAATTACTTTTAGGTTTAGGTGCAGCTATCTTATTTAAAAAACCGCTACTGAATGTAGTCTTTACATTTTTAGGTTCAGTTTTAGTTTCAGATTTTTTAGGTGCAGCTATCTTATTTAAAAAACTGTTACTGAATGTAGGCTCTACTACAGGTTTTTTATTTAAGTTTTCTGCTCTTTTATACGTTTCATCTCTCTTTTTTTCTACATGAAGTTTACTTAACTTATCTAACAAAAATCCTCCTCCACCTATACTTGCAAGTATAACTGCATTTCTAGGTAAATTAGAAGGTTTTTGAACTTGTTTAGGTGCATTAAGTTTATTTGCAGTATTTACTGTTTTTTGACGTTTATTAGAGTTTTTAGTAGTTTTATCTACTGTAGGTTTGGCATTACCTTTAGGGTCTTGTTTAGTAGTAGTTTTAGGAGGAGGATTTTTTGTTGTATTCTTAGCTTCAGAAGTAACTTTAGTATTTTTAGTTTTGTTGTTACTGGCTCTTTTAAAAACATCTTTTAAGTTTGTGGTAGTAACTTTATCTACTTTAGGTGGAGTATTAGTTTTATCTACTTTTGTTCTTTTTGCTGCCTCTTTTGCTGCTTTTACAGCTTTATCTATGTTAGCTTTTGTAGCGTTAATTATTTTTTTAGCTGTTTTTCCTGCTAGTTTTTTACCCCCTGCTGCTGCTACTCGTCTAGCCATCGCTGCAGTTGTAGCTCGTAAAACTATACCGCCTAACGTATATAGTACTGGTGCAAATATAAGTGGCATTTTAAATCTCCTCTCCTAATATTATCTCTTGACACATTGGAACAGCTACAGCTATTTGCGGAGTTGCCCTAGCAAAATCTGCTCTCTCCATTGCTACTTGAAAACATTCTTCCTTTGTAGCATAATAATCTTCTATATCTTTACTAGTTACTATTAAACACGAATTAGCGTACATGTTACCGCATAGCATTATTATTGTCATCCACATATTAATACGCCTTACTTAATTCAAAATGTGGACCATCTATAAATGGTCTACGTCCTTCTGCTCTACGAGTATCTATATAACTATTCATAGCTTGCTCCATAGTCATACCACACGTAGCTATATCATTTATATGCCAAGCTGCTCCCCAACGTACAGATACGCCCTCAAGCTCTGCAGCTTCCTTCATGGCATCCGCTATATCGTCATATAGGTTCAACTCCCATGAAGCCCTCCCCCCAACATAAGCCATAAGGTCTACAGCTAATCCATCTAGATGCTTCGATTTCATGGTCTGTGACGCTCCTTTGTCTACCAATGCTTTCTGTTCTTCTATAGTTCGCAGTCCACAGATAACGCCAAAGTCTACTTTAGTTAAGTCTATAGCTTTTTTAACGACTCGTACCATGTCATCATGGACACCTTCAAGTCTATCTAAGCTTCGTTGTGAGAGAGTAAATCCCATATTTTATTTCCTTTTCATTTTTTGTAGTCGTTCTTTGTCTGCCTTTTCTTTACAAGGTACACATGCACCTTCCATTTGTATAAACTTCTTTTTAGAGTGTGAATACACTTTAAATACTTGTATTGGAGTTTTACATACAGGGCATACTTTGTCGGGCATTACTTTTTCTTACGAGCCATGCCACCGCCATAGAACATGCCAGTTTTACGCATGTCTGTCATACCGCCTTTATTCATAGACATCCCTGTAGTTGGGTTTATTTTTCGCTCTTGAGGTGTAGGCATCATTCCACCTACATTCATTTTCTTTTTCTTCTTACTTTTATTGTCTGCTGCCATACCTATAGCTATAACTAAATCAGCTTTTTTATTTTTACTCTTCATTTGGTTAACCCCTTTTGTTTTTCGTATGTACGTAAGCCTCCCAAGCCTAACATACCCATTAATACCGTCATTAAACTTCCCATATCAAATTCAGGTATAGGCGGTATATCTATGCCAATCATCGTTACTCCAAATAATATAAGCGGTGAAAGAATAAAGTGGTACAGCAACGCTACACCACATACCCATCCTACGAATGGTCTCCAACCGCCTTTAAATACACTGCCACTGGCAGCTTCTGCTTTATTTATTTCTAGTTGAGCTAACAACGCTTGTTGAGCGTGTGTGTCAGCCATAGTTGCTAGTTCATGGGCTAGTTTAGCTTTCTGGTCTTTGTCCTCTATAACCTTATCTAGGATTCCTGATACTGGTCCTATAAGACTTGTTATAATGCTCATTTTTTACCCTTAACAACTCCGCCCTTATTATACTGTCTCCAATTTCCACTTTTAGTAAAGTAATAATCATAACCACCATCTAAATGCTTACCTATAATTCGCATTAAGGGTGCTCTTAAAGGAGAACCGTCAGGCAAACCTGCAATTTGTTTACCTATTCTTTTTAAACCCGATAATGTTTTAGAGTCTGGTATACCTGCCATTTTAAATATTTACCGCTATATAAATACACAAACCTATAATAATAAGTTTACCGTAATCTAAATCCCACGCAGTTCCTTCACCACGTTCTTTAAAGAAGTTTTTTATCTTTTCAAATCTTTCCCCTACAGTCATATTATCTACCTCTATCCATTTCTTTCTGCATAAATACAATCTGTGTTTCTAAAATACTCATGCGTCTAAGTATGTCATTGCTATCACCTATGCCTCTAGCTAAGTGATTACTTAAAGATTCTACATCGGAATCAATAGTATTTATATTATTGGAATTAGATACTACATCTCTCTTTAGATTCACAGAGTCCTCTATAGCCATTGTGCTGCTTAGTTCTGCAACTTTAGCGTCTAGAGATTTAATTGTAGCATCTGTTTGAGCTACGTACCATACAGCAGCAGAAATCTGCATAACTAAAGTAACGACTAATCCTATAGAAACTTTAATGTCCATTAAACGTTCTCTCTAGTTTCCATCTTAGATTGAACCTGTACAGTGGCTCTATTACCATTAACATACAAACCAAACCACGCTGCACCTGCACCTACGACAACGGATACAAACCCTGCCTGTGCATTATTGGGGTCTGCCAAGTCCATAAACCAATTACAAGTCTGGTAAAAGACAATCATATAACTTAAAATTAATAAACGAGGCACTATTCGCCACGCTGATAATCTTTCAGGTGTCATAACTACAATATCCTCGCTTACGTTCAGGGTCTTTTACTTGGGAAGCATCTAAATGCCCTTCCAAATACATAGCTCTTTCTATATGGTCTAAAGTATACTTATGTCCAGTACGTGCCTCTATAGCTTTCTGTACATAAAATACATCACTCATAGGTATATGTAAATTTTTAAGTTTATTAGGGTTAAAAGACAATGCAGCATCATAAAAAGATTTTAATACAGAGTCATTATTGTATAGTTTTACACTTTTTTGTGCCATTGTCAACACCTAATGTTTATATTTTTTAAGGAAAGGCATATATATGGAGCATTTATATGTATTATTAAAGTTTTTTAAACACTTATTTATGCTTCATATATATGTATAACATAGTTTTACACAAAAAATAAGCTCTGTCAACATTAAAAATGCATTATTTTCTGTAGTAGCGTCTTTATGTCGCACCTAATATGTCTAAATATCGTTTTATAACTACATGTAGTGTCAAGCAATCCGTACATGTGTAAACTTTTATGTACAATCAGTGGTTAACACTTGATTTTTCCTAATCTGTGTAGGAGTTCATGTATACGTACGGGTGTACCCCCAGTGGCACATGCCCGACCCCCAAAAACTTTCCGATTAGTTGCGAACGGTTCGCAATAACAAGAAATGCTTCACTCGATTTGACTATATTAACAGGCATCATTTCAGAATAAACACAATAACAATAACTTACGAGATACATCAACTGATATATAATCAATTCAGCAGAGCATGTTTCTAAAAACATGGTACCGTCAGATTGTTTTGTCTGTTTAATATTTTTGTGCAACTATACCTTGTCTACCCCCGCCACAATTGCGGGCAAATTTTAACCCTGACCATGCTTCTGAAAACATGGTTTAAAAATGAAAGAAAATATAATGACCCAATACAATGTAATAACTGATACTTCCCTTGATACGACAGACTTAAAAACTAAAGATAATCTGACTATTAAAGCAATCCATTCCGACAATCCTAAAGAAGCAGTACAATTAAATGTTTCAACTAATGTAATTCAGGCAATGGAAAACATTGTTTTGTCAGACATGGCATTTAGTAAAAAGCTTGATACTTTAAACAAGGGTACATTTGCTTTAGCTGATACTTGCAAGCTTGGCGTATTCATATCTGAGATGCAAGATGCCGTAAAAGATGCAACTGGACTAGACGTTGCCAACAAAGGCGACACTTCAAAAGTAAATGCAATTATGCAAGCGATATCGCCAAAGTTTAAAGAATTATGTACTGGTGACAATAAAGCAGAATTAACTAGACGACGTTCGGACGCAAAAGTTCTAGCTAATGCTATCCCAGATAATTTAGAAGTTATTAATGGCGTTACATTTATCGATTTTAATTCAATGGTTGGTACTAATGACATTAGTAAATATAAACCAAAAAGTTTAGTTCAGCGAATATCTAAAAATAAAACAGCTAAGGATAAAAAGACTGCAGACGCTGAACCACCGAAGCCAGTTACCGCACTCGATTTAGTCAATGATATGTTTGCACTAGCCAAAAAGCATAAAATCACTGAACATCAACTGGCTTCAGAGTTAGAAGCTTTTATGGTTAAGTATCAATCTGAATTGCATGCTAAGGCAATGTCAGACTTGCAAGCGAAGAACAAGGATTTACTAGAACAGCAACAAATTGTGAATAATAACGTTGCCAGAACTAATGCCAAGAAATTGAACGCTGAGAATAAGAAGCTTGAAGCTCCTAAAATAGAAGCTAATAACGCAAGAATAGAAGCTGAAGCAAAAGAAAAGGAAAACAGAAGATTAGCACTGTTCGGAATAACAGCATAATCTGAAATCAATTCGGTTGGCAAGCATTACGCTTGTCAGCCGTTTATATTTTTTTTTTATTAAAAAAACCTATCAGATGGTGTGACGGTGTGACGGTGTGACGGTGCGACAGTTGCTAGTTATAGATTACGTTTTATACAGTAGGATTAATACCCGAAACGCAAAATACATAAGAGTTGGCAATCAGGAAGAATGGATATACAGCCAAAACAAAGTAATGTAATGCAGGGATAAACTCACGACCAATAACGGTTAGGAAACAACGTAATCTTTATCTATTAACTACGGTGTGCCGGGGTGACACTTTGGCATGGCACTTGCAACTATCTATACAAGATGTTAAACCAACGACCATGTTTTCAGAAGCATGGTCACAAACCAGAAGGAGATAACAATGAATGGTGACTTAATATATAACCCTAAAGACTATCATGCAAACGACGGACAGCACGATTATCACGTTTGGACTTTTATAGATTATCACTACGACCCCGAAATGGATTGGGAGCATATAGAACATATGAAAACTGTAGACTTTAGAGATGAATATTCAGGTTGGAATGACGAATAAAAACAAATAATATTTTTGAAGGAGAAAACATAAATGATTATATACGATTTATCTAGATTGCCTGATGATGTGCGAAAGCAGATACTGAACAGTGAGAAGTTTACTAAATGGTTTAGTGAGTATCCCTCTAAGCTCTTGAGTATCGGTGCTGATGCTAAGACAGTGAAAGGTGAGAAGTACAGAGTGCTTACAGGTATTCAATATCTTTCAGCCCACAAACTATCAGGGTTAAATCTATGTGCTATGGCTGACATTGCAGGTTGCAGTGAGCCATGCTTAAGGAGTGCAGGGCGTGGTGCTATGAATAGTACACAAATGTCTAGGTTACGTAAGACCTTGTTTATGCAACAGTATTGGGAAGAATACCTAGCTATGCTACAGAAGGAAGTGCAGAGGTTTGCCTACTACTGTGACGC